CCTTTTCTATCGGTCCACCAATCATCTTCTCTATCATAATCTAACTGACCAACAAATTCCCAAAACTTATCATTTTCTTCATCTGTAGGTTCTTCACCTTGTGGTTCTAAACTAGAACGAAACTCTTGTTCCTGATGTGATATAATTTCTTTAAATCTTTGGACCGAACCAAACTCCTCTATGATTGCTTCGTCATCTACATCATATTTAAATTCCGAAGCAACGGAGTGCCATTCAGTTTTACTAAATAGCATAATTAAAATTCACTATCTGGTTCTAATGCAACCCAATATTCAATTGGTCTGTTTTTGTTTATAAAGTGTGCTATCTTTTTAGAAGATATTTCTACTGTATAATCATCTGGTACAAATTTTAGATTTTCAGTTTTTAGATATGCTATAAAATCTATATTAGAATTACCTATTACGATTGAAGCAGTATTAGAGTTTGGATCTTTTTTATCAGAAGCAACTAATTTTATTTCACCGTCTTCAGATTTAAATGCTAAATCAGGCAATCCAAGAGTATTAACTCTCTTCATTACCTTTTGTAGAGATTCATTTTTTAATTCAAATGTAGAATCAACACTAGGCATTTGTATCATTTTTTCTGGAGTATTCAATACCGACTTTTCAGAAAAATTATATTTAACAGGTGATGAATCTTTTTCATCATCAACTACTAAAGATTGAGAATCACTAAATTTAATAATTGGACTACTATATGTACCAATCACATTTAAAAATTCTGCAAGATTGTAAATACCAAACTCTTTTGGTATCTCTTCGCCTATTGTTGCTTTTGCAAGAATATTTTTCATACCAGAAATAGTATGTATTTCTTTACCTGGTTTAAATAAGATATTCTCATTAATATCACTAAAATTTTTTAGGACATTAATTGTATCGCTGGATAACTTCATTTCACTTTCTCCTTATCATAGTTTAATAATAGTATAACATAATGTACTGCTTTTAGCAAGTCAGCACGATTATATCCGTTTTTCTTTCCATATCTACACAAATATTTAATTGCATTAGCGTGGCAAAAATCTTTACCAATATTTAATGTTTTAAATAAATCTTGTACTTGAAACCCACCTGTGCCAGTTGAATAGTGCTGACCGTAAGTTGATTTGATATAGTCTGAAATTTCTTTTAGTATTTTTTCTTCATTGTATTTCATAATATAGTCTCCATTATATAATAGTTTGTTTAAATTGTCAAGTCGCTAGAATGTGTTGTAAAGATATTTTTTCTGATTTTTTTAATCCATAACTTAAAAAATCTATCTTATTTCTCATATCTTTTTTAAAACACTCTTGTAATAAAGTCACAATTAGATCATAACTTTTTTCAAAAGATTGTTTCCTAGGTTTAGTTTTCTTTTCCTTTTCCCAATTGATTTGTAAGTTATTTGATGGATTGGTTCTCCATTCAACAACTTCTTTTAGTCCTCTACATAAAACATTTTTTGTATCGTTTTTATCAATACAAAGATAGTAATAATCTCTTTTTAAATCTTTTTTTCTTTTTTCTAATAACGCAAACATCTTATTCCAAGAAATAGTTTTAGGCATTTCTTCATAAGTCATATCTGTAAATGAATATAATATACCTAATTTAGATGTAGCATTATCTGAACTACCTATAGATGTTTTAATATTTACTGGAATACTATGACCAACTTTTAAAACAAAGTCTGCCATATCTCTAATTTGTGGGGTTTGAATTTTTTTACCGAACTTCTTTTTTAATAATGCTATAATATTGTCTTCATCTAGTTTAGAATTGACCCTACCTTCATCATTTGATTTATTAACTTTCCACTTTGTAGTTTTTAGAAATTTAACAATCTTATCTAATTCGTTTTTCACTTTACTCATAATATACTATTATATACTAAAAGGCGGGAAAAGTCAATGCTCTCCCGCCTTTCTACTAGATTAATTACTTAATCTCAATTGTTCTTGCCTTTTTAGACTCTGGAACAATTCTTTCTAAAGATATTCTTAATAGACCATCTTCTAATTTAGCATCTTTGATTTCAACATCATCAGCAATTGTGAAAGATTTAGAGAAGTATCTTTTAGCAATACCTTTGTGTAAGATACCGTTATTATCTTCTACTTCTTTTTCTTTTTCATCTTTGATTGATTTGATATTTAAGATACCTTCTTCAAACTCTATTGATATATCTTTTTTATTGTAACCAGCAAGTGCCAATTCAATATCGTAACTGTTTTTACCAGTCTTTACAATATTGTATGGTGGGAAGTTAGGTACTGATACTCTAAAATCATCTTCAAACATTCTTTCGAAATGATCGAAAACATTATCGAACCCAACCGATACTGGTCTTAATTGATTAAAAATAGAAAGTGCTTTATTTGTCATTTTTTGACTCCTTTTGTTAAGCAAGTTAATTTACGAGAACCCATTATGGCATTCTCTAACATATTATATAGTAATTATTTATAATATGTCAAGTGGCAGTTTTTGAAAAGATACTGCCAAACTTTAAGCGTTTTCAACTAGAACGTTAGGTACGCCTACCTTCTTTCCACGCCTCTATAAGACTTACGGACTGCTTACAGATAATAATATATATACATCAACCAACGGCGCAAAAACCATAAATTCTACATCATCTTTTTTTTAAGGGACTCTGCTTTTTTTATATTTTTCAGTCTTTGTTTTGCTGCTTCACGTTTTATTTCAGACGGTTTAGAAAAATATTGTCTATCTCTTAATTCTTTTAAACGACCATCTTTTTGAAGTTTCTTTTTAAGAATCCTCAATGCTTTTTCTAAATTACCACCTCTTACTTCTACTCTCAAACTTTTTACCTCCTTATAAAGTTAAATGTAGTTAAACGAGGGAGGGCACTACCCCTCCCTCTAGGACTACACTATGAATAGATTTTAGATACTAGGTTGATCTTGTGAATCATCCTCTTTATCTTCCTCACTATTATTGGAATCTTGGAACTCATTTTGTTTTGATTGAGCAAGTATTTCATCAACACCAGCACCACCATCTACCTTACTGTATAGATCAACAAATGATGTTTTAGTATCATCATCAAATCTATTAGTACAAAGTTGAATTGCTTTTACTTTGTTATTAAAGATAGCATACGCTTGTACGATATGAACAAGTCTTCTTGTTGAGATAATCTCATCAACGCCACCATCAAAATAAGTTTTTCTGATAACGTCTGCCCAAGTGGTAAGATTTTTACAGAATTTTTGATCTGACTTACCATAAGACTTTAATGTTGAGTTTAATATTTTTTCTTCAATTTTTACTGAAGGATATTTTTGTTCAAAGGTTACTGGAAATCTTTCTAGGAACGCTTCGTTCAAAACATTAGTACCGATAAACTTGCCGTCTTCGGAACCTTGCCCTTTAGTATTTGCTGTTGCAATCACATTGAAACCATCAGCAGGTTTAACGAATTTATTAATCTTCTTAATAAAGACACCAGAACCTTCAAGGATTGGTTGAAGACACATAATCTTATTACTTGCAAGGTCAATCTCATCAAGTAAAAGTATAGCACCTCTTTCCATTGCTTCTACAACTGGACCATTTTGCCATACGGTCTGACCATCTTTTAATCTGTAACCGCCAAGTAAATCGTCCTCATCAGTTTCAATAGTGATATTGACTCTGATCAATTCTTTTTTGTTTTCTGCTGCTGCCTGTGTAACTGCCATAGTTTTACCGTTACCAGATAAACCAGTAATAAAAACAGGATAGAATTTATTAGATTTTATAATTGATTTAATATCTGGATAGTTACCAAAAGCAACAAAGTTTTTGTCTTTGTTTGGAACTATATCACCAGTTAAAGAAGATACGATATACGCCGCTTCTTGTTTAGTTTCGTTTTCAACTACTTCTGGTTTTTTAGATTTAGCAACTGTAGGTTTTACAGAAACGTCATTATCATTTATAGGTAATTTGTAAGTACCTTTACCTGCTCTATATTGAGCATCTTTTACTAACCAACTAGGTGCATATTTCATACCTAGTTTTTTTGCTGCTTCAACTAATTCATTTCTAGTTAAAACATCTTTGTTGAACATAGTGTAAGCAGTTTCAACATACTGTTTTTGTTTATTATTTAACATAGTTTAGTCCTTTCATTAAATATACTATTATTATACCACGGATTTAAAATTAAGTCAAGTGATAAAAAAGTCAATAAAATCAACACTTTTTTCATAACTTATGCAACCTCCGCTATAAAATTGTTCAATAATACTCTGGAAGTGATTCGTCCTTTCATATTTTTACTGAATAATCTTTTAATATCAGACACTTTAGCATCTGATTGTACTTTCAATTCGTTGTTTTCAATATCTAATTTCTTAGCATTAACTAAAAAGTACTTGTTATAACCATTCTTTGGAACTACTACAGTTTTTTCTTTGTTTAAGATACTTTTTTGTTTTCTTAAAAACTCATCTCTTTGAGACCAAGTAGTTTTTTCTAATGCTTCACCAAAGATTCTATCAGAATCCCAATTACTAATTCTATTAACAAGATAGAAACCAATAGTTTTAACATTATATTTTGATTGTATTATTTTTAATAACAACTGTGTCATTCTTTCACCACTATAAGTAAATCTTTTTGATGGTGTTTCTACATATCTTTTTTTATCAAAGGTGAAAACTAAAGTACCGTCACTATCTCTATGACCTGTTCTCAATCCTTCTGATAATTTATCCCATTCACTACCTGTACCGTCATCAGCAACAGCAGTATAGTCACCAGAACCATTAGCACCACCGTCTGTTAAAGTGATAAAAGACATTTTTTCAATTTTGTTTTTTTCTTTAAACATTGGTATAAGTTTTAAACAAGCAATCAAACCTTCATTTAAAGGTGTATTACCCAAAGTATAATTTTCTGGTATATGAATAGAATCATACCAAGGTCTGTCATTATAATCATATGATCTAAAGTAACCTTGATAGTAAGTTGCTAAATGCAACAAATAAGTTAATGTTTCATCTAATTGAGTTTTCTTTAACTTGTTATGTACTACTTGTACTAAATTAACTCTATCAAAGATAGCGTCACCACTTTTAAAATTCCAAGTATCTAATTTTTCTTTTGTATTTGAATCACCTTTGCTTCTGTAATACTCACTTGTAAATAAATAAACTTCAAAAGGAATATTTACTTTTTGACAAAACCAAATTAAGTTTAATAATTGTAAAACTGTTTTGTGCAACTGTTGGTGCATAGAACCAGACCAGTCAAGTAAAAACATCATACCGTGATTTTTAGCATTAGGTAAGATTGTTAATCTTTTGAAAATATCATCACTAAATTTATAGTCTTTTAATTTAAGAGTATCAATCACACCAGTTTTATCAGTAGTTGCTCTTTTATAAGCAGTTGCTGCTTTTTTCATCTCAAATTCTTTAACAAGATACATAACAGTTTTTTTGTTATCATTTTTAATTTTTTTATATTCTTGTTTCAACCAATTAGCATAATTAATTTTATCAGGTGATTGTTTAATTTCATTAGCAAAATATTGTTTCATATCATTAACAAAATCTTTTGTAGAAATAACAACATTATTAAGTCTTGGATCAGGTATATTAGCATATCTAAATTTGTTTTTTTTATCTATTAAGTTTTGTACTTTAGACTCATATGCTTCATTTGTAATTGCTTTTAATAAACCAGAACCACCACCTTGTCTAGCGTCAGGTGATGATGATATAGCAGTTTCAGTATCAGAATCTTCTTTATTATTTTTTTTGTCTTCTAGTGTATTTGAACCTTCATCTTGTTTATCAGTTTCTTCACCATTAGAATTTTCTTTAGTATTAACATTGTTATCTGAATCTTTGTTATCATCTAAACCATAGTTTTCAACTAAAACGTGATTATCAAAATCAGGCATTTTTTTCATTTTGTCAAGTTGTTTTTTCTGCCAATCTAGCATTAACTTAGCAACTCTAACTACATCTTTCCAAGTCTTAATACTATCAACTATATCTAACCATTCTTTATCTTTTTTAGACCAGTTAATATTAAGTCTTTTTGAAGATTTGAAATATAGATTAATTTTATCAATTAACATTAAATCAGTATTAAGGTTTTTATCTTTAATACCAAAGAAGTTGTTATTGTTTAAAACATCAAAACCTTTTAAGTAATTTGAAGTAGTACCTGGAAATTTCTTTTGAATTTTTTTATCAATTCTACAATCTTCTAATACATTACAATATGCTCTTAACTCATCATCACTTGAAATTTCTTTCCAACCATTAACTGGTGTAAATAAAGCGTGAGCACATTCGTGAGCAATTAACATATCATAAACATCTTTATCACTAATTTTGAAATTAGGTAATGTTAGAATACGATTAAGTGTATCAAATGAGGCAGTTTTAACGTTGTTGAATTGTACTGTTAGATTTTCTGTTGCGATTAACTTAGCAAGATTTGACTTGCTGTCAATATTTAAAGTGTTGTTTTGTGTAGTCATAGTATTATAATACCACTAAACCACAAAATTGTCAAGTCATTAAAAAGTCAATAAAATCAATAGTTTAGATCATTATTTTGTTCTTGTTTTGTTCTTTTTCCGTATTTTACACCCAAAATAAACGAAAAAACGACAAAAAAAAGAATCAGTAATGTATGCCATATATAAAATATCATATTATTCCTTTACAAATATAAACGTAGGTTCATATTTTTTGCCAGATGGAAAGTTTTTAGTTGCTTCTCTCTTTTGATTGCTATCTTTTTGTTGTGTTGCAAGTGCTAACCACCAAGTATCTACTTGTTTAAAACCAACATCTAGTGCTAGTTGTACTGTATCTTCTTCAAACGATTTATATTGTTTTGTATTAGCAACATTCATTGCTAAATGTTTGCCAGGTTTTAAACCTATAAATGCGTTTTGTATTGTTTTCTTTAAAAACTTCTCTTTCCACATCTCTTCTTGTGGAAACTTCTTAAATGATTGTGTATCTTCATCACTATATTGTTCCCAACCAAAATATGGTGGTGATGTAAATACAAAGTCTAAACTATCAGGTACAGGCACATAATCCTCACTACCTTGTTTTAATAGTTTATAACTTAAATGTTTGTGTCCGTATTCTTCTTTTATTTTAACTAATCCATTATATGTTTCTGTACAAGGGTCTGTACCGATATAATTAACACCAGCAGCAATCGCTCCTAGTAATCTACCACCGTAACCCATACTTGGATCCCATACTGTACCTGCTTCTGTACCTTCTAATGGACTTTCTTTATCTACAAAGATGTCATATAAGGCAGCGGCAGCAGTAGGTCTAAAATTAGAAACAACTTGTGTTCCACTATAACGTCTTAACATTGATCTCATATCTGAGTCTGTTATTTCGTGCGGTTCTTTTTTACCAAAGAATATACCTTGTAGTATTTTGTTTAAACCTTTTTTAAGATGTTCTTCATCATTCCATATATCCATAGGTGTTTTCATCTTACCACACTTAATACCATAGTGATGTGGCATATACGACCACGCAAGTGATAATCCATTTGTTGCTGAACCTATAATCTTATATTTGTGATCTATAAGTGTATCTCTTCTAAATGTAACTAGATTTTGAAACTGATCGTTTCTCCATTTTCTATCTGTAGGTAGATAAGGAAAACCTTTTTCTTTCCATTGATTATAAACTTCATCAACTCTTGGATGTAATTCACTCATTTTAAAATCTCAACTTCACTTTCTGTTTCTATAACAACTCTTGCACCACAAGAAAGAATAGGACGATCATTGCCACCATAGATAACTTTACTAGCGCCTTTGACCAATACTTCCTTACAATAGGTGTTTTTAGTTCCTTGTTTAACTGTGATAACAGGTTTATCTTCATTGTTCTTTTTATTACTTCTTATTACGTGCTGATTCACGTGAATATATGTTTTCTTCTTTTTAGGCACCTAATATACTTGGTTTTGATTGTTGTATAATATTTGACGTATTCTTTTTATATGCGTCTTCTATTTCAGGTGCTGGCGTTGCCTCTGCTATAATATTAGCAGTTTTAATAGTTATTGATTCATCTCTTGTATAAGGTAAATAAGGTTGAAACCCTAAAGTCATACCTTTACCATCACTTGCTCTCATTGGTATTAATACAAAAGGTTTCTTTAATGTAGTAAATTCTACATCTGATTTCTCTTTTGTTGCGACTAAATCTTCACCTGTGGTTAGTCTGTATAGTGTTAATGTCATTATATATTTCTCCTATTTTGTATAATTAATTTTTATTAAAACTCTATATAACATATCTGTACAAGTAGAATCACTATGCTTTGTATTTGAATTAAATGTTATAAGTCTATTCTTAACACTCTCAACTTTCTTTTCACCAAAGTTTGTATATCCATTATTCGTATTAAGATAAAATATTGATGTGTCCATATTAGTGTAATCTACACTAGATTTAGGTTCTTCAATTTGATGTGTCTTATTATATAAATTAACTTTTATTCTAACAAGATGTTTTGCTTTTATTATATCTAAAATAGGTTTAGTAAAGTTATAATAATCTGATAATACTTTACCGTCATCTAATATTAGATGTGAAAATTCATTTTTATTATTTAAGTAATACTGTAAGTACCAAGGAAAACTAACATTTGAAATTACACTTTCTAAAGTACCAAAGTCTTTTTCATCAATTGCGTTATCTATAATATCTATATTCATTTTCCTACATTCCAAAATAACGAATTATGTTTAGCGTGCTTTAATATAAAAGACCACGCTTTAGCGTCATAAGTAGGTGCTGATGGAAAAGGTGGTTTCTCTTCTTTCTTAACAGGTTTATCAAACTTGTAAGATGATCTATAAAACTTCGCTCTACCTATTTCTCTTTCACTCATTTTATGTCCTACTGATACAACATTTACGTCTTTGTCTGGAAACGCTTGTTGTAACCCACGTGATAATGTGCCACTTGAACCAACTGACCATAATTCGCTTATCTGTATATTATACACTATTTCCATATTTTTTGCAAGTCGAACAATATCCTCAATAACATAAGGGTGTTCTAACCCTAGTGGAAAGATTCTTCTTGTTTTAGGGTCTTCTTCATAATACTTTTTAGCACGACTCAATGTTACATTTAACATACCCATTTTAACCCATTTAATATTAGCACCATATTCTAATGCTTTCTTTTGGTATTCGTGCAATCTATCTAATGATCTTTCTGCCATAAAGAAAGTTGATTTAGCGCCATACAGTTTTGCTTGTAATGTTAATGACATCTGAGCATATCCTGTTGCAGGACAACCACCAAAGACAAATTCTTTACAACCTTTATCAACTTCTTCTTTGATATAACGATCTATAAAACGTCTTTTACTTCCGCCTTCAAGTAAGTCATCTCTTACTACGTGGATATCTCTATCACCCTCTATATGATATGTTTCTACAATTGGTTTAGGAAACTGGTGCATTAATCATATCTCTTATAAAATCATTTGCTTCAACATCTATAACTAAATGTATTCTTTCAGAATCACCATTATTAATAGCAGTATGTGGTTTTCTTATATCTAAATACCAACACTCACCCTCTTTCATATTAACAACTGTTTTTTCGCCATTTGCATTCCAAGATGTAAATTCAACTTTATCGTTTGTTTTAATAGGTACGTGAATCCTCATAAGTTTTTTATCAGATATACCTATGTCTGGATCAACTTGATCTGTGTGTCTTTCAAGTTCTCCACCACCTGGTTTTAATCTCATAAATCTAACTCTATGAATTTCAGTATTGAAGTTATCTAAAATACTTTCAACTAAAGGAAACTCTTTTCTCATTTCAGTATCTTGTATTTCAAAACTAAAAAATTTATGTGCTTCAGTCCATTTTTTATTCATTTCAATAGGTTTAGTAATAAACGTAGGGTCATCTGTATAACCTCTTAATGAAATAGCACTCCAAGATTTACCTTTATTATAATTAGAATAATGATTTTCATATTTAATATCCATCTCTTCTAATTGTTTTTTTAATGCGTCTGTGATCTTTATAAAGTTTCTTTTAACAGGAAGAATATTATATAACTCTTCTTCATTTACTTTAGGAAATTGTCTTTCTGCTAATACAGATGGTTTCTCTCTATAATAAACACCTATAATATCTGCAACTGAATTAAACTTTACTCCTATCTTTTTGAAGTTTGCTTTATTAGCAATGTGTTTATCTAGTTCAGACTCTTCGTGGATATACATAAAACAAGAATTATGCATAAACTCATCTGCTGTATTTAAAGTTTCAACTAGTATTTCTCTATTCTTTTCAGTATCAGTTAATCCAAACTTTTGAATTATAACATCACCTTTTTCTTTTTTAGCAATCTCAACACCTCTAAACATTGATATAGGTCCTGATACTTTTGATATATTATAGTGTATCAGTACTTCTCCTATTGTCATAAGATTGTCTTTACTTAACTGATCTGCTATATTGTTCTTTTTAAATTTTGTTAATTCGTGGTTACAATAATCATTATAAGAAGAAAATATACCTTCTAACTTCTTTAAATAATCTAATTGTATTCCTTTTTGCCAAGGTTTCATTTAGGTGCCTCCGTTTTCAATGCTAGTGTTAATCTGTATCCACAAGGATTAATATGTGGTAATGCAATATGTGGTGTTTTCGCTGGAAAGATAACTAAAGAATTTGTATTGTAAGGTAATCTATATTCTTTGTCTTCTACTCTAAAAACAGTTTCACCACTAAACTCTTGTGACCATTCTTGTGGATAATATAAGATTGTATGATCTCCATCATCTACGTGCCATTCAGAACCTACGTTCTTGTTATAACAATTGACATACATTCTTTTTAAGATAAAAGTAAAACCTGTAACTTTACTAATCTTCCAACATATAAAATCTTTCAAAAACTCATCATCTATTTGTTGATTAAAAAAGTTACGTCTCCAAATACCTTTTTGCATTTCTTCAACTGTTTCTGAACCGTGCAACTCCCAATTCTTTGAATTGACCCAAATATTTCTCCAATATTCTCTAAAGTCTTTATCAAAAATATTATTGTGAATTTTTATCTGCTCGTGCATATAGTTGTCTTAATCTTTTAAATTCTTTTGCTGCCTTTTTGTATGCCATATCTCTTTTAAACTTACTTACTAGTTCAGTAAATACTCTACCTTGCATATGGTCGTATTCGTGCTGGAATACTCTAGCAGGTAATCCTGTTAAGTCTTCTTCAACTGTTTTACCTTCATCATCTTCATATTTAACTCTTATTGAAGCAGGTCTTTTAATCATTATAAAAATCATAGGAAAAGTTAAACAACCCTCTTTCATATTAATAGTTCTTTGACTTGATTCAACTATTTCTGGATTATATACAGACCACTTTTGACCCTTTTGCATTTGAGGGTGGTGCATAACAAACATTCTAAAAGGTAACCCTAATTGATTTGCTGATAGTCCTATACCACCTTCACTCTTCATTTTGTCCATCATAAATTCTGATAATTCTTTTCTATCTTTAAATGGAAAGTCTTTTAATGCCTCATCTGTAAATGGGGCAACCATAGATAAGACTCTAGGATCATTTGGTGGTATTAATTTTATGTCTTCTTTTTTCATTGTACTATCCTTGTAAAGTTTTTATATTTCTCAAAACGTAATACGCTAGGAAACTTCTCTATCATAATATCGCTTTTGTGTGATATAATAAAAACATTCTCGTTTGTTAGTTTTTGTAATATCTTTAAAAAATCATCTGTGCCTTCAAAATCTAAACTACTATCAAAGACTTCATCTAATATTAAAAGATTTGTATTTGTGCTGTTTTTCATTTTAGCAATCATTCTCCAAGTAAATAATAATGCTAAATCTATTCTCATCTTTTCACCTTCACTAAAACTTTCATATTTAAATACATCTCTATATCTACTTTTGATTGTTTCATTAAATTCTTCATCCAAATGAAAGTTAATAAAGAAGTTCATAGATTGTAGATACTGATTGACTAACTGATTCATTATAGG